CATTGACTACACAAATGTCACCATCACGGTCAACAGTTTCATCAGAACCAACCATAGATAGCTGTCTGGTATTCATATCTACACCCTTGACACAATTGCCCAGGATAGACATAAATACTTCAATGCCATCATGTTTGATAATGTTTTCTTGAGCATCCTTAATTACATATGCCATTCTAATTAACCTCCATTAGTTGACTATGAACTCAACACATTGGCAGTTGGTACATTGCTTAGCTCCACCAGCCATATCAGTTGGGTATCCCAAGATTGTACCATCGGGCATTTGCCAATGTTCCTGTGTTCCAACCTGTTTTCCGTTCATAGCAGAATGTCGGCTTTCTCCAGTTGGAGAAAACCACTCTTTTAGTGAATATGGAGAACGAATAATAACAGAGTGTCTTCCATAATTAAAAGCACTCATAACTTCCGTTCTCGCTATTGTCTTAGCTCTGTTCTTCGCCGCATTGAAGGCATCTTTAATGGCTTTCTCTGCATCGTTATTGTTTAACATAGCACTACGAAGATTGTCCAGAACATCAGACTTGACCGTATCAATAATACTTCTCAAAACAATAGTACGGGCATTCAAAAAGTTAAGAACCATAGACTCATTATCCAAAGTTTTTTCATCCATATCAAATTCCTGTTCAGCCGATGTTGCTCCGGTCATAGCAGAACCAGCTAAGATTGGTGAAGAGAATTTAATAAATGAACTCTTTTGTAAGTCATATGACATTCTTTCAAGGTCTTCAATAGACTTATCTCTATTGAACATATCCAGAGTTGCTTTTCGCATATCAAAGAAAACTCTTTCTACCTTGCCCTTTAGTTGGTCTTCAAATCCAGAAGACATATGTGTAAGCTGTTTCCAGCGATTCAATAGTAACGCTTCTTTGGCAGCAGGACGGGTATTTACTGATGCCGCAACGTCAGGATTTTGAGGGTTTGGAGCTTGGTCGGGGGAATCACCTGGGTCTTGTGGATTACTACCTGGATTGTCCTGTGGATTGTTAGGGTTAGGATTATCTCCACCCTGTCCACCATGTCCTCCCGGTTGAATCACTCCACCTTCCAAGTTAACTGGCATCATATTCACAGGCATATAAGCCACATCACCCCAATCAACTTTGGGAAATCCCATTTCCAAACGGTCATTCACTTCATTTCTGGTGTAACCCAAACGTAGAAGAATTTCAGCAGTTTTGGCTTTATTAGCAAAGTCTTCTGCCAAAGCTTCAACAGCAGAAATATCGAAGGACATTTTGAATGGAAGATTACGGAACTCAAACAATCCCCATGACATTATTTCCATCATGTTACGCATTAATGGTAAACAAGTTCCCTGCCACCATTCTGTTCTTTCCACTTGTGCTGTAGCTCTGTTTGCCCCACCAGTATTTGCCGAAATGATAACTTTCTTCATTCCGTAAATCTGCATAATTTCTTCTTGGCTCAAACGATATAACTCAACAAACTCCATATCCCTTTGAGTAATACCAGTTGAAGCCCACTTCAAACCCTGTTCCAAAACCATCAACTTGTGAGCATTCCCCTGCTTCACACCATAATCTTGATTTATTTGGGACTTGGTACGTTCAAAAGTTCCTTTGGATAATTGCTTGTCAGTCTGCAACACACCACCAGGAACAGCACCATTTTCAAAAAATTGAGCATTATAAGCACCAGCACGATAATTAGAACGAAGAGCAATCTTACCAGCTTCATGTGGAGCAAGTCCTGCAACAGAATCATCAGGATTAAAGAATTTTAGATGAAGTACATCTTCGGGAGCGAGGTCGATTGGTTTAGTATAAGGATTTGGTTTATAATGCCACTGCTCTACATGTCCATTGGAGTCTTTGGTAAAAGACATAAACTTCCAGCGCACAGGCCAAATAGCATCAGGCACACCTTTCTTACCTAAAGTATTAGTAGGAAATGGGATAATACAAACATTTCCATCTAATAGCCAAAAGGAAAGTACATTCTCAATGAACATACTTCTGGACATCATATAGTTAGGTTTGTTTACCAATGTCTGCCACGGGTGTTTAGGATTTACTGGAACATCATTTCCCTTAGAGTCCCTTTGTGTAATCATAACAGGAACTTGAGAAATAGCTCTGGCAGTAGTACTAATACAGGTATAGACCATCGTTACATTGCTATACGGACTTTGCAGAGCTTCCATATCAGCAGAAGGAGGTAGATTCCGTATAAAGAACCTATCAATGTCTGATTTCACTATACCTAAAGTTTTTACGAACTTTTCAAGTCGGTTCATTCATTAATCCTCTTTGGGAGCATACTTCTTCATTGCCTTATCCACTGTCTCCTTGGTTATAAAGGACATGAACCAAGCAGCAGCTAAGAATAATGTTACAATTGGTAAGCTCCAAGAAATTCCTTTGCAGATTTGCAAAAGGCAGTCCATCCATGTCACCATAAAATCCCCTATCTGTCTCCATTTTTACTGTGCCGTCCGTGCGGCTTCTTACGGTTAAGAATTCGCTTAGTGCTCGTAGAAATCTGTGAGGCAGCATAAGTGCTTTGTGCCTTCTTCAATTTCTTTTTCTCCTGTTTTTCCTTTGAGGCACTGTTGGCTTTCTTTTTTGATTCCTTTTTCTTTTTGTCACCCAAAATTAGATTTCCTCCTCTTCCATTTCTAAGTCCTTTCTAAATCATTCGAACAAAGTTAGAGTATTCTTCGGAGTCATCCTTCGCCCAAGCCAAGCACATACAGTCAGCCAAGTCAGGTGACATACCACCAAGTTGTTTTCTGAGTTCATCCTTGTCAGGGATTTTAATCTTTCCCTTGGATGAAAAGGCCAGTTTTACGTTACTCAACTCAAAGGCCAAGTCTTCATCGTCAATACTCGCCGCCCCCTTCATAAAAGCTACACGAAGTTTCCAATAGTTCCAAGCTCTTAGGTTGAGGAATTTCTCAGGGTCAGGTTCTTTTTCGTCCTCTTGAACAATTTCATCGACACCTTCTGAACCTGAGATAGCATTAACCGGATATTCATCTTCAATGAGCATGTCAACAACACCGCCACCCACACCAATATCATCAACATTAATAGGTGGTTGGTCTTCTTTTGCCAGAGTTGGGTCAACCATCATATTATACCAACTCTTGACACGTCCAACAGTATCAGTGGTTTTCTTCTTCTCAGTAATCTCAAGAATCTTGAATTTACCTGATGCGTAACGCACACCAATGACTGTTCTGTCTGTACCTTGTCTCGCAACGTCAACACCAAAGGACTTAATCTTGTCTTCCTCAAAATCCTCTTTCAAAGCAATGTCAATGTACTTAATAGGTATAAGAGAATCCTTACCTTCAACCGGGAAATTACCGTCAACACGAACCCTGTAAAGATTACTCTCTTCACCCCATTGGTCTTTTTTCTCTTGAGGCCAAGTGTGAGATACAAGCTTGGGAAAAATTATCTTCTTGTGTACAACATTGGGACAGTCCCAACAACTTAAATGAATCTGGTGAAATTCACTTCCTGGTCTGAAAGCATGTTCAAACGGGCCACCAGCTTCAATAGGGTTACCAATCAAAAGGATGAAGCTATTTGCAGAAGTCAAGATACCTTCAATAGCATCGAACACTTCTTGCGCCACACCGCCAGCTTCATCAACTACGGCAAAGACGTTTTCTTCATGGAAACCAGTAATAGCAGCTTTCGGGTCACGTGTGCTAAATCCTTCCACAAACCACTTGTCTCCAAGCTCCAAAGCTGTCTTCTTAAGGATACCACCCATTTTCTGTTCACCACCAGCATTGTTGTAGAGCCAGTGAATTTCACCCCATAGCACCTTTTCAACCTGTCTAAAGGTAGGAGCAGTAGTAACACCCAAACCCTTCCAGACATAGGCTAAGTACAGTACACATATCGCAGCGATAAAGGATTTACCTAAACCATGACCAGAGCGTACTGCTACTTTACGGTGAGTGACCAGAGCTTCAACAATTTCTCGTTGTTTGCTCCAAATGGGGTAATATGAACCATTCCAACCTTTCGGTGGGTGGTCTTGTTCCCACGTTTCACATGAAATACCAAGCTGTTCTTGGATAAACGCAAAAGGATTCTCCCGATAACGTTTACGCAATGCCACAGCTTTAGGTATCACGTCTTCATCTTTAATTTTCAAATAACGGTCAAAGTCAAAGCCGAAGTTCGGCTTTGCTATCAGTTCCCTTGGAAACTCAACTATCTGACTTGTTTTGGCTTTGCCCTGTACAACTACAGGTGCTTCCACTAAGTCTTCCGGTTGTTTCCTGTTTAGCTTTGCCATAAAACCTCAAAACCATACGCCGCATTTCATCACGGCGCACATGGTCTTTCTCAAGAATTAATGTACGGTAAATAGCATCCTCAATGATTTCGATTGAGAACCAAGACATGATTCGTCTGAATAGCTTTGCTTTCCAGCGCATGACTTTTCTCCCACCTTATTCATTTGGACACTCCGTAAATTCACCTTCCACAACAGTTGGGTCTTCCAACTGACATTGTGGTTGGTCAGTTAAGTGTTTATGTTTATCACCAATATCCATCAGGTCACGAAATGTAACATCATGCTGTACTCTTTCCTGCCACAGATGGGGAAGTCTATTCTTAAGCCAGAAGAAACAGGCAATTTCAGAAGGAGCTATTTCACGAAGGGTACGTTTTTCCTTCGTAACAATACCTACAGCATTCTTCTCTTGAACCACTTCTTCAATTTGATACCCAACAGCACGTCTAAACAAGGCTTGTTCTACAAGATGGTCAGGATGCACACGTCCACGCATCCAGGCGTCTTCAAAACGCTTGTCGTTCTTTAACCAATCTTGTACAGTGGTTTCATTAACACCAAACACGTCAGCACATTGCTTAAGTGTCATACCATTACGTGCGAGGGATTCTATGAAGATGTATCTGTTTTCTTCAGTGAGTAAAATTTCTGGCATGTATCTATTCCCATTTCCTTTTCACAATCCAAACAAAACTCTGTGTTTCGTGGGTGAGTTTTAAAGCATTTGTTACATACGTAGAGTCCCAAACCATAGTTTAAACTCTGTATGTAGCTCATCTATTTATTATATTCCCTCTCAAGACGCTCAGCATCCTTTTTGTATTGTAGTAAATCATATTCCCGCTTCAACATCAAGTCCTGGTCAGGTTTTGTAATGCACTGATAAAACCCTTGGCTATACTTTGGTACAGCCGGGAATGATGTTAAATGGTATTCGGCTTTTACAATAGGTGGATTTAGAGCTTTAACTTGATTGACGGTTCCGCAACTTGTCAAGCTCAGACTCAAAAACATCAGGAGAATTGCCACTTTCCTGCAAGTTGGTTTTAGCTTCTTCATATTCTTTCTGTACCTCAACACGGTCAATTTCTCTTTCAGTTTCAAGCTTTTTGACCTCTTGTTTCTTTTGGTCAGCAAACCACTGCCTAATAGCAGTAATAAAACTGAATAGCTTCTTAATCCATTCCCACATTAGTAATCAAGCCTTATTTTGATGCCCATCGGAGTTTCGTATACCGGAACATCTTTGTAATTTTTAACCAAATCATTGTCCCGTGGGTTCCAATAACTTACATGGCAACCCTTACGGTAGGT